TACAGCATCCCAAGTGGTTTTGACATATGCAGGCACTTTTACTAGTGTAACTATTACCAGAGATGGTGTTAATATTGCATCAGGTGTTACTACAACTTCCTATACAGATTCTTCCGGGGTATCTGCAAATACTTCTTATTTATATGCTGTAATACCTATGAATTCAGCAGGAGTATCCGGAACTTCATCTTCCATCACAAAAGTTACATTACCAATAATTACAACTGCTGTTAGTGTTTCTAGTTTTACAGCATCACAAGTTGTTTTGGCATATGCAGGCACTTTTACTAGTGTAACTATTACCAGAGATGGAGTTAATATTGCATCTGGTGTTACTACAACTTCATATACAGATTCTTCTGGGGTATCTGCAAATACTTCTTATTTATATGCTGTAATACCTGTGAATTCTGCAAGCGTATCCGGAAGTCCGTCTTCCATCACTAAACTTACTTTACCAAGTGCCCCAATTATTGGTACAGCATCTGTAGTTGATTCTAGTTCAGTTAGTATTGCTTTTACAGTATCTACCGGAGGTGCATCTAATTATATTGCAACTAGTAGTCCTGGAGGTATTATATCCACTGGTACAAATACTACTTCACCCATTATTGTATGGGGATTAACAGCAGGCACCGCATATACATTTATTGTTACTGCTACCAATGCTAGTGGAACAGCATCATCTGGTTCATCTAATTCGGTAACTACATCTTCCGTAACAGGACCAGCACCAACAGATTATGTTGCTTATATTGGAATGAATGGATCATCTTGGACGCCCAATACCACTAAAGATTTAACAAATACATATACTTTATTTGCTGATAATAGCACAGTATTTAATGATCCTACTCGAGGGTATGTGTTTAATACTCAACAAGGCAACGGAAACTGGGGTGTAAGATTAGAAAGTCCTTCACAGACTTTATTCTGTCCAAGTTATTCTTATAGTGTTTGGATTAAAATTACTGCGGCATTAAGCACGACTACTCCGAATGGGATTGTTGGTGATTATTTAGGTAGTGCAGGTTCATTTTTCTTATACATCGATGTTTCGGGAATACTCACAGCAACACACGGTTCATCTTATAATACTGATATATTGACATATAATACCGCTTTTGCATTGAATACATGGACACACATCGGTATAACATATAATAATACAAGTTTATTAATGAAAATGTATGTGAATGGTGTATCTGTTGCGTCAAAAACAAAGTCTGCATCTTGGACAGGATTCGGTTCATCTACCGGAGGAAGAGTATCTTTCGGATACTCTAATAAATTACCATCTGTTGCTTATGGATATACAGGATATATTGATAATATGAGATTGTATAATCGTGATGTTTCAACCTCTGAAATGTCAAATATATATGGGTTTGAAACAACAGTTCCAACCACTGGATTTTTTGTAACACCGCTTCCTACATTATTTACTGCTGGTGCATCCGTTCTTAGTAGTTCAGTATCTATAGCATCATTTACCGGTGCAAATACATATAGGAATGGAACATATACTGTATCTTCAAGCACAGTTCTTAATAGTGGTACTAATTTTGCCTGTTATTATCCATTTAATGGATTAACCACAGGTGGTTCTGGTTTTTCATGGGTAGGTTCAACTGATGGTTCAAATCCTTGGGTTCAAATTAAACTTCCATTTAGTTTAATTGCGACTCAATATACTTTATTACCTTGGACTGGTCCCAATAGTACCAATGCACCTACGGAGTGGTATATTTATGGGTCTAATGACGGTATAACTTGGAATACATTGAACCATAAAACGGTTTCTACAACATATTGGACTTCATATAGTTTGCTTTCATTCCCTATTACGTCCAATACCACATCATACTCATATTTTAGATTGCAAATTATTAGTGCTAGTGTTAATGGTGGATATTCTGGTATAGGTCAATTCAATATAGGTTAAATAAATGGAGAACTGACATTTATCCAGAACTTATTTCACTGTCATCACAATCTTTGATTGCATTCTTATCTAAATAACGATACATGCGTTTTATATCAAGACGACTAATGGTGGAGTCTTCGAAAATTGTCTCCATTTGCATGAGAATTGTAGTTGAATCATCATTTATAATAGCAGGAGTATTTTGTTCTTTATATTTATTATGCATACTGTCTAAAGGCGAACTAAAAAATGTAGATGATTTTTTTATATCATTATTACCATTTTCATTTGAACTATTTTTAAACCATATTCGTAGTTCTTGAAAAAACGAAATGAGGTCTTTTTTATCCATATCTAGTTCTTGACACATATTATAAATAAAGAGTTGATTATTATATTCTGTAGAATATTTTGTGAGAACTTTAGTAAATCTAACCTCGTCTGGATGAAATTTATTTTCGTTATTTGGGAATTCATGATGATATAACCAATTATTATAAAAGGTTTTTATGAGGGAACTCATTTCATTATAAATCCATATTTGATTTTGAAATGTAATTCTGTCAATATAATCAGAAAAACAAATATTCTCCAAAACCTTTGTATAAAATGTAGTGGCTGTTTGAGAATCCGTATTTCCCCATAATGGTTCTATTAAATTTTCGTGATAGAGTAGCGATACTGTTGTGCGATCCGTATCATTCATAAAATGTGCGTGTTTATCTATGGGAACATATGTATTTATCAGACTTTGTGAAATTTTCTTTGCATCTTCATTATAACTCTTGAGTTGAAAAATAGTATCCAATATATCAGAATCTACCAAGAAATCCGGACGTTTTTTATATATTCTTTCTACAAAATTCAATTTACGCATATCTCCTTGAATATAATCAATGACGCGGGTTTTTATTATAGGTACCTTTGTTAATTCAGGGATTGAAGCGTCTAATAATTTAGATATTTGTGATGGGGTTGGTCGTTTTAATTCAAATACATTACATACTTTCATCAACTCACGAATCTTTTTATCCATATAGTAATTTCCTATACAAATTATTGGGTTTAACGTTAAATGCTCTAATTTCTGTTTCTTGGTCTTTTTTTGACGAATCAATTTTATTAGTGAAGTAATACCTCCTTTGTCACCTGAATTCATGCCCTCAACCTCATCCATTAGAATAGCTATTGGTTTTATACGACCATTCATCATATCTAATACATTTCTATTTGATATGTTATTAGAAGTAATTGTTTCAATTAAAGATTTATTACGAACATCTGAACAATCATAACGTATAGTATCATATCCTAATGAATTTAAAAGACTCGTTACAAAATGCGTCTTACCACATCCTGGATCCCCATAAATATATATACCCTTTTTAAAATCCGTAGAACGGCATCTTTCGTCAAAATTAATTAGAATATCTGTTATTTTATTTACAATATGTTCTCTCTCTAAAATATGATTCATCATTAATATAATTAATATTTTATGTTTATCTACTTATACAATAAATGATATATACCAAGAAACCAAGAAAGTGCACTTTCTTGGTTTCTTGGTATAATAATAATAATATTATATTAATATATAATGTTATTGGTAGTTAATAATAGTAAAAGCAATAACAAGATTTCTTATATAAATAAATTACGAAAAGCATTGTCATCGTTAAATATACCATTTCACGAGGTGAAATCGTTTGACGATGATATAGAAAAAATCAAACATAAAATAAAAGGAATAATATTATCAGGAAGTCCAATCAAATTAAGTATAGAAAATAAATTCGAAGATTATGCCATAAACATAAATTCTTTATTGAAAATAAATGATGTTCCAGTTCTTGGTATTTGTTTTGGTGCACAACTATTACACGTTTTAAACGGAGGTATTTTGGTAGATCAGAAAAAATATTTTTGTGAAGCAACCGATGTGGAATTAAGTAAGCATAAATTATTTTCTAATATTACGGACTCACAAATGCAGTTTTGCTTTTCCGATGTTCCTATAAAAAATACTAAAATAAAAGAAATTGCGTGGTTTCATTTTAATGGAAAACGAATTCCCTGTGCGTTTGAATTTAAAAAAAATATTTTTAGTTGCCTTTTTCATCCCGAAGCATTACAGTCATCTCATCAAATAATAAAAAATTTTGCAAAATTATGTTGGACGTAATATAACATTTATTTTGCTAAAAAATTCTTGTGTATTTTACTGTCACAATGTCTTTTTTTATTTTGATGAGTATATTCCTTTCCACATTCACATATAAATTTCTGATTTATTTTTTCTTTATTATCTTTATAATAATTTGCTTGACGTTTTTTACATTCTTCTATATTATCTTTATAATGTTTTGCAGATCGTTTATTATGATATGCTTTACGTTCTTGTTCAGATATGTATGGTCTTATCATATTCAATGCGGGGTTCAATAAATCATAATGATACTGCTCCTGTCGCAATTGTATCTTATTTTCACAAGGATATTCTTCTATTACTTTGAAAATCCAATTATCCATTCCGCCATTCTCACGTATAAATTTATACACTTTAAAATTATATCTATCACCATTTTCATTATTACAATCTGATTTATGCATATCTTCCCGCATTATTTTGTCGTATGTCGAACCAATATAAATTTCCAATACGTTTTTATCTTTACAATAAACGCTATAATAACTGCTTTAGAAAAATCCGTCATCTTGTCTTATACTGTATAATGTTCTTATATCAATTTCCCTTCAATTTTTAACGGTGTTGCTACTTCATGTGCCTCCTTTTAGAAATACATAACCATTTAAAAATTAATTTATAATATATAATAATAATGAATTGGGAAGAGTTTACACCAAATTTAGAATTACTACAGTATAATAGAAATACAACGGAAATGAATACTATAATAAAAAATGAGATACAAATAATGGTTCAAGAATATGCAGATGATAATGAATTATTTAATTTAAAATCAAATCATATTTTTGAATTGCCTTCTATTATACGTTATTATAACACAGCCAATCCTGATGAAGAAAATTATCGAAGATCGTATCTTATTATGAATTTCTATACGTATGATTATATAAGAAAACAAGTATACAAAGGAAAAAAATATGGAGCGAATGATTTAATCTTAAAAATAAAACCCTTTGTAGAAAATAAAATAAAGTCGACGCGTTTTATGAGATTGACGTTCTAATTTTCTTACAAAAAGATGGTTTCATCTAATGCTTCAAAGTGATTTATTCCATTATATACAATATTTATGGTATCTCTGTTTTTATATTGATATTTTATTTTCTCTAGTTTGTATTCATTTCCGTATTTTATATACAAATTTATGTCTACGTCAAATATAATCGAACAGACTAATATATCTGTCATGCTCGCCCAAACTCTATCATTCGACACATTTATATCGTGATGTATATATTCTCCGTGTTCGTCTTCATCATCATTATCGTATAATAAACCTAATATTATAGCGTTTTCAATGGTTTCTTTTGGATATTTAATGTCACGGTCGAAATTTTTGTAGAAATCATATACCAACATTCGTATTTCTTCCTGTGTAATTTTACGATCTCCCGGAAGGTCTTCTTCCTCTGGCAAATTATTCATCAAATATGAAATTGATTCAAACAAACAATTTCCGTCTGCATTATTTATCACAATATCATATCGTTTATTAAATTCGTGTGATTGTATCATTTCTTGGTATAATCATATTAAAAAACATTAAAAATCATTCAATTTTGTTTCAAATTTATAATACTACAAGACACAAAAATAAACTTATATAAATATTTCTTAGTATATTATTTATAATGTTAGATTATGCCGAAATTAATCCTCCAACCCCTCTAAACCCAAAAACAGTAAAATATAATTATGATAACCCCGATTGTTCCTGTTGTGGATGTATAGGTGAAGTTGCCTATCTTGGTATTTTGATAATTGGATTACCCATTCTGGGTATTGTGTATGCTCTTGATTTTTGTTTTTACAAAGATGGAAGACTTCGCCCTTGTTTTAATTTTAGATAATTATACGTTTATATACCATATAATTCATACATATATATGGTATATGAATCCATTTCCGATAATTCACGGTCGGTTTGACCCATTGCCCCCAACAGATCAGGAAAAACAAAAAAAAAAGGATATACAGAAAGAAAGAGAAACGCGGATAAAACAATTTGTGGAAGAGAAAAAATTAATTAAATTAGAATCAATGTATTTCAGTATGGATAGTTATTATTACGACAGTAAAACACCTCAATTATATAAAGTTTGTAATATAGGCGGTTCTAACCCAAAATTTGAATTAGACAACAACCCCAGAATTTTAGAATATAATCATCTTCCGATAATAGAAGGTTATGTTAAAAAAAACGATTGGTTGAATATAAATACACGGTTAAACCGAGAAGACCAAGAAGACAGAGAAAACCGAGTTTTACCAACCCAACCAACAGAACCAGTTAAAAAAACAACATTGGATGAATTTTATGAGTGGGTTGGTATATCTTCAAAAACACAAATTCCTGAAAAAATAACACCACGTGAAGATCCGAGAAATTTTGTTTATCAAAATACAAAAAATATTTTCGTGGAAGATAGACAAACTAAAACATTAACGTGTGAAAAACACGGATTTTTTGAGGAAACCCCATACAATAAATATAAATTCAATCTTGATGACGGTTGCCCCGAATGCAGACAACCAACGCCAAAAAAATTAGTTAGGTATCAATGCCCGAATTCAGGGGATGGCACGGAAAGATTAATCGAAGAAGGATCTATGTCTCATAGATGTCCAGAGTGCGTTTATAATGGGAAAAAATATACATTCATTCATTTGAATGGTATGTCGTATTGTTCATAAGAATTATACCAAGAAAATTTTATTAATGTTTATTTATAAAAATGAACTTCCTGTTTTGGAAGCGTGACACTCTCGGCAGAGAGAAATTAAATTTGAAATTTCGTTACTTCCTCCTTCGTGTAATGCTATTATATGATCGATTTCATAATACGCTGTTAATTGTGATTTGCAATGACCACATCTCCACCCGCCTCTTGCGGCGACGAATTTTTTCTTTGTCTCCGATACAGATCGTTTTGTGGTTTTTCCGCCAGATCGTATAATATTGGGGTTAGTTTGCTGGGGCATTTCTACTACAGGGTGTTCGCCACCAACATTACTAAAATTATGTTTTGAAGTAAAATCCAATATTGGCGTAATAAACGAATTTGTATCCTTATCCAAAGGTAAATATTTAATATAATCTGAAGTTGTAGTCAATAATTCTTTCGTTCTCATCGGGTTTTTTCTAATAATAAAATATATGAACGATGCACCTAAAATAACGCCTGCTATCTTGTAATATTTTTTAAAGGAATACAAGTTTTTAATTATTTTACCTTCTGTATAAATATTGGCGACGATGAGACCAGTAATGATAATCAATACAATTTCTATTCTCATTTATTATATAATATATAAATATTTTTTATTTATTATACCAAGAAACCAAGAACACAGAAAAATTGATTGACTTTTATATCCAAACAATTATCTAAACAAAATATGTCGCAGTTAGACCACCTTCTTATTCAATACGGATTTCCCCGCGAAATTATGAACGAAATCGACGAATATGGAGAGTATGGTATGAATCATAAAATACAAATGAAAATAGTGTTAGAAGATATGTCCCAATTATTTTATATTAAACCTGAAGATTTAGTAGTAGGAACTGTATATACAGTATATGGTAATACACCTACATTGTCTGGGGCATTTTCTGAAGTTAAAGGAGAATTTATTGGGTATGGTAGAACCACATCTGGGCCAAGTATCATTTTAAATGAAGCCACACTTTTATATGTTGATGAAACTGCATTCGACGCTCCAAGATACTTTCCAACACAATCTATCAAAGAACGATATTTAAGAAACATACGCAATTGGTTCGTGTATTCTGTTACAATAAACGACAATTTAAAAATAAGGAAATAATTTGTTGTTATACAAAAAAAAAGATGTTTGTATATTTGTATTTGTATTTTTTTGTTATTTATTATGATGTTCAATCTGAAAATCTCTAAGTTTAATCTCTAAATCTTTGTATTTTATATCACTTGTTTGTTTTTGAATAATTATTTCATATTTATATTCTTGTTCTTTTTGCTGAATTATATGTTCCCGTTCTTTTATCTCATATTTATGATTTAAATCTTGGATTTGTTTCATAAAACCCTGTGCTGAACCTGCGTGTTCATCACTTATATATTTTATCTGCTGTTTCACAAAAGTTAAATCACTACTATTGAGAACAACTAATTCAGATTTTCCGTCTATATCTGCTCCTATTTGTAAGATTTTATTGAATGCCTTGAAGAATCCACGAAGATCATTCTCTGCACTAATCGTATTTACAGGGTCAATATACGTAAATGATGCTGTCTTGATTACACAATTCTGTTTTTTTCCAAAATTGGTTTCGTGTTCCCCTAACCGTTTATCAAAATTCTTTGTTCGTCCGTATTTATATACGATTAAATTCCCATCAACCTCTGATGAAATCATAAACGATTCTCTCAAATCACATACTTTCCCCAATTCCAATAAATAAATACACGGAAATGTAGTTGCATGAGTTCGAACTAAACTTCTCATTAAACTACACCCCAAAATCTCCTTCTCTTTATCTGTTCCCATCTGGTGCGTATATAGTATGGTTGTCGCCCATTTAGTAAAGACGTTTGCATTAGGGTTTCTTGAAACAAATAATAAACGAAGAAATCCTATATAGGTTAGATATAATCTTTTTTTATTCGTTGTTTTTGATTGATAATTTGTCAATCCTTTTAAATTAAACAGTTTATAATCATCATTTCGCTCATAACTACTTGTTTTATGTAATAAAACCGCGTTTAAATTCGGCATTCCAAAAGCAATAGAAACATCTTTGACATTGAAATATATTTTATCTTCGTGTCTTTCTCCACGAGTTTCGATTTCTAAAACATTACCATCAACATCTTTGAATTTTTCTTTATCGTCTAATTTAAATATTGGCGGTGCTTCTTCCAAAATTTCATCTACAATATCAACATCTTCATCACTATTTACAACAACATTTTCATTATTTACAATTTCAACTTCTTTTGGTTTTACGATTTTTACTTTTGGTTTTACGATTTTTACTTTAGGTTCGATGAATGTAAAGAATGTATCCACCCAGTTTTTACTGAGTAATAATTTTGCTTTCTTTGATGTAGCATCTACAATATTCCATTCATTTGTTTTTAGTTTAGTTGCATAAATAAAATCATTTTCTGGTATTTTCTTTCGCTCGATTATTAGACGTATGGTCTTGCTTGTCCCGACGAAGAACTTTGGGCAGAAAGACTTTAATTCATCTGCTGAATAATACATAGTATTCTCATTATTTCTTATGGAAAAGGCATTGGGCATTGATGCAATGATATTCGACATTATTGTTTTTGGAATGGTGGATCCGAATGCAACGTTTTTAACTGATATGGACATATACAGGAAGATGATACTATACATAATTATAGTAAATTAGAATCAATTTTATTGGGGTATGGTATTTCTTGGTATAATAAATCAATTTTATGCTATAGAAAAAAATATACAATACCTACAAATAGTAAAATAAAAATTGAGTATAAAACATATTTTTTATACATTAACGTATCGTTATAAATAAACTCTGGAGAATATTGATCTCTGTATCGGTCCAAGGCTTCAAATACAGTTAATTGGTCTTTTCCTAAATTTCGGTTGAATTTGTTGTGTACGAAGACAACCCATCGTATAAAAGATTCACGACTATCTAAATATGGTGTCACAGGGTATTTATTAATGTAATCTGCAAATTTGTCACTCATTTTTATATCGGGTATAAAAATAGGGAAATTCATTATAAGATCATAATATTTACGTTTGGTGACTTCGTTCGGAAACTCGGGATAGCAATATGCTATAGTATTCAAAAAAAACCAAAAATGAGGTCCCCAAACCTCTGCACTTAATTCTGATGGTTTCATATATAAGTATAATACAAATTAATTCTTGGTTTCTTGGTATAATAGATATAAAGTTATAATAGTGATAATATTAGGGTATATAATGGAATGTATAAGTGTATCACAACCTTGTATAAATAAAGATAATAAATATATTAAACAAAAAAATATTATTCAGCAAAGGTCATTATCAATATTATATAAAGATATTTGTAATAATTGTGGAAAATATGGGCATTCTGGTTATCAATGTAAAATACCGATTACAAGTTTCGGTGTAGTCGTTTTTAGAATCAATCCAAACAAGGGTAGAGAGTATTTGATGATTTGTAGAAAAAACACTTTGGGGTATATTGATTTTATACGTGGAAAATATCAATTAGTTGGATGTTGTATAATAATCGATTCAAATTCACTATTATCACCTTGTTTACAATATATAATGAATATGATAAAACAAATGACGACCGATGAAAAAATTAAATTACAAACAAAAACATTCCAAGAATGTTGGTGTGAATTGTGGGGTGGAGATGGAAATATCGCTCCCCAATATAAAATAGAAGAAACCACATCAAGGAATAAATTTAATGATTTGAAACATAACGGTACGCTTGACGAATTAATTAGAATATGTAATAGGGATTATACAATTTACGAAGAACCTGAATATGGTTTTCCAAAGGGGAGACGAGAGTTTAATGAAAAAGACTATGATACCGCGTTAAGAGAAACCGTTGAAGAGACAGGATTTGAATATAATTTATTTATCAATATTAAAAATATACTTCCTTTCACTGAAGTTTTTTTAGGAAGCAATTATAGGAATTATAAACACTCATATTACCTTATGTATATGCATTACAATAATTCATTTAATACAAATAACTTTGAGAGAAGTGAGGTTAGCGCTATGCAATGGAAAACGTATGAAGAATGTATAGATTGTATTAGATCGTACAATATTGAAAAAAAAAGATTATTATATAATATTGAAAATACAATTAAACAGTATAATTATTTTTGTTGATCATACATAATTTCTCCAAAATTTCTTGGTAATATATCATTTTGTATTTTCTTTACGTATTTATTTAAAGCAGCCTTTTTAAACAAAATCTCGTCTCTTTCGTTCTTGCATCTTTGTTCGGTTGGATACTGAATAAATGTTATACTATTACTGTACCAATTTGGAGGATCATGTAAAACAAGCATTTGATAATCATTTTTCGTGTCAAATATTTTAAAACTTCGCTTATAATAATATACATGTTTAATCACGTCTACATCTAATGTTTTAATTATTTTAAATGTTGAATTGATTAGATTATGAAATATAAGACCGGACATTGTATGTATAATATTACTATGTATTTATGTTTATATCCATCGAATTATATTTTTTTAAAAAAGAATATCATTCACTATTATTCTTGGTATTTATATATCTAATGAAATTGTGTTTCTCTCGCTTCTCTTGCGTCTATTCTTCTTGGGTTTGGTATTACTTTGCATTTCCATCAAACTACTAATTGATATTATTGAATCATTTTCATCTATAATGTTTGAATTTTGTCCGGAAAAGAAATTGTCCATTGTTGAAGATGTTTGGGTTTGTGGTATTTGTGTTTCTTGTGGTATTTCTCGTGTTTTTAATCCGGAGAGAATGTTATTTATATCGCTATTTTGTGGGCCTTTCATTTCCTGACGCGGTTGTTGTTGATATTGAGGAGGTTGTTGTTGTTGAGGTCTTGGAATTTGTTGTGGTGGTTGTTGGAAATTTTGGGACGTATTCATATCTACCCCTTGCTCACGGAACATAGGGCCGCCACGACCTGCCACAATATCGGGTCTTTGTGTAAATTGCATTTGTGTTGGTGGTTGTGAAGATTTTTGTCCTTGCACATTCGTCTGAACCGGAGCAGGTGGAGGACCGAAACTTGTATTTACATCGGGTTCTCTATTATTCATCATTGTATTCATAAAAGCACCTGCAGGATGTTGCTGACTCATTGATTGAACTGTTGCATTTGTAAACATTTTCATTAATTCAGGACTTTGTTTAATCACATCATTGAAACCGGGAGTAGCAGTGGATAATGCTTTATTGGTAAAATTCACCATTGCCGCTGAAAAACCTATTCTCAATAAAAGAGAAATTTCTGGGGATAGTTTTCCACCCTTATATTTTGTATATAATTCAGTAAAAATATCATCATACGATTCTAAATCCTCATTTACTTGTTCTCCCCATCCGTCCAGATTTAAATCGAATGGATTAAATACGGCGTTTGCATACTCTATTGAATTCACGAATGTCATGAACCACCAACCTTGAAGTTTTGTACTATCTTTACTACGTTTCTGTTCTAAAGCGCTCTCATACTCATCTTCAATTTCTTCATAATTAGAATCAGAATTAAAATGAGATGAATTTTTTATGAACCCTTTATCGTACCACTCTTCTAACTTTTGAATCATCATTTTTTTTTTCCTACGCTTATCACGGTCTGTCATTTTTGGAGCAGGATTTTCCATAGGAACATCATTCATTTTGGAAAATCCATCATATGTTTTTGAAGTACCAGAAACACTATTTGATGTTGCTTGTCCTAAACCTGTATCTTGACCATTATTAAAATTAATTTCTTTTGAATGATTATCACCGAATAAATTTGTTGCAAATCCGGATAGTATTTTATTTTCTCCTCCTCCAGATGACATACCAGACAAATCGTTCAACTCATCTTCGAGTTTGTCCAATTCATTTAAATCAACATTTATATTGTTTGAACTGCTACGTTTTTTATCATTCATTAGTAATTCTATACCAGGACCAAAATTGACAGATGGTTTTGATGGTCTTCCATTATCATCGTTCAAATTGAAGGAAACAGGTTCTAAATCACTAATGCCAAGATCAAATACTTGCATTTATATAATATATAATAAAATATATTGTTTATATGATATTATAACGCCTAAACAAAAAAATAAAACAACCAATAATAAAATAGGATAAAGACTTATTTTATTATATATATAAATATGTTATTTATTTTTATTCAATATATATTATTAAGTGTTGTTTCGTGTTATACATTTCCATTTAAACCACAATGTAGTTCGTTTTTGTTTTCATCAAGAAAAAATATCGGTTCTTATTTCCATTCGTTAGAATCTGAACCACATATTGTATTTCTTGAATATGTTTTATATACGAGGGTTAAAGAATATCGGGAAAAATATACATTTTCAGAAATACAAAATTTTTCTGAAATAGTAGAAAATATGAATAAATATGTATTATACCCATTATATGAAGATGATTATTTTAAGGAGGAAGAAGTTATTGAACACGAAGAAGAGAAAGAAATTGATCAGGAAGACGGATTTCACGAATTTAGTTTGGAGATGTATAAAAAGCGTGAGTGATTCATAATTCTATGTTGGTATGATAAATTATTACCTCCTTTTTTTATTGTCTTATTTTTTTCTTTATATATAATAATATATATAAAGAGAATTAGTT